GCTGCTGCGCGTGGCAGTGCTATCGCTTCACCCAACGAGGGTCAGTTTGCTTTCTTGAAAGACACTGACACCTTGACATTCTATGACGGAACAGATTGGACGGACTTCTGATGGCTGCTGGCGGTTTCAAAACATTCACGGCTGGTGACGTTCTCACTGCGGCTGACACTAATAACTATTTGATGCAAGGCATTTTGGTGTTTGCATCATCGGCTGCGCGTGGGTCGGCTATTGCATCGCCAGTGGAGGGCATGTTTTCGTTTTTGAAAGACACCGACACGACCGAGGTATATGACGGCACCGATTGGGTTGAGACCGGCGGCGCCCTCGGTGGTGCAGCGATCAGCAGCCCCGCACCAACAGGGAATTACAGTTCCGGTGGCGTGACGTACGATTATTGGACTTTCAATTCGAGTTCATCAATTACTGTGTCAACGGCTGGACTGGCTGACGTTCTCGTTGTCGGCGGCGGTGCGGGTGGTGGGGCTTTGCGTGGCGGCGGCGGCGGGGCTGGTGGTCATCTTTATGCAACAGGTGTGTATTTGCCAAGCGGGACGGCAACTGTAACTGTTGGTGCTGGCGGTGCTGGTGGAACTAATGCGTCAGATGAAGGACAACCCGGCAATAACGGCATAACTTCAAGCCTGTCAAATTTCATTTACTCTCCGGGTGGCGGCGGTGGAGGTTGCGCCACAAGAGATAGTACTAATAATGCCAGATCTCTTCCCGGACTAAACGGTGGCTCTGGCGGTGGCGGTGGTGGTTTTGGGACTGGTTCGGCTGGTGCTGGCGGCTCTGGTGTTTCCGGTCTAGGTAGCGCAGGCGGAACTGCTGGTGGTACTTTTGCTGGCGCTGGCGGCGGTGGTTCGAGTGCGGTAGGTGCCGCTAGTTCGGGCAATACTGGGGGTGCTGGTGGCGCAGGAACCGCCAACTCAATTACAGGCACGAGTGTGACCCGTGCGGGCGGCGGCGGTGGTGAAGGAGAAACTACTGGCGGCGCAGCAGGTTCAGGCGGCGGCGGTGCAGGTGGTATTGCAGACGCTAACGGATCAGCAGCCAGTGCTAACACAGGTGGCGGTGGTGGCGGTGGTGGTAACAATAATGGCAACGGCGGCGCAGGCGGTTCTGGTGTTGTAATCGTGCGAGTTCGCACCGCTTAATTCATTCAACTATTGAAAGGAAAGTCATGGCACATTTCGCACGCGTAGAGGACGGCATTGTTCGTGAAGTGATTGTGGTTGGTAATGATGACTGTGACGGCGGTGACTTCCCAGGGTCTGAGGCAGCGGGTCAGGCGTTTATTGCCAGCATCGGTTTGGCAGGACAGTGGCATCAGACCTCTTACAACGGCAACTTTCGCGGCACATACGCCGGCATTGGTTTCACTTACGATGCTGACGCTGACGAGTTCGTTGCACCCGCAGCACCAGAAGCTGAGGAAATCGAAGCACCGATTGAGCCATGACCGCCGGCGAGATCATCAGCCTGGTAGCAGTCTCGCTGTCGATTGTGACGGCGTTACTCGGTGGGTTGTTGTGGGTGGTCAAAGCGCAAGTGCAAGCCATGCGCAAAGACCTACTTCCTAATGGCGGCACGTCAACCAAAGATCAACTTAACCGCATTGAGTCTGACATCAGGGAAGTGCGTCACAAAGTTGACGACCACATTACTTGGCACATGGACAACTGAGAGGCGCGACATGTTCACAGTGAAGTTCTGGAAAGACGCAGCAGAGCGTGCCATTCGCACCGCAGCGCAGGCGTTGCTTGCATTATGGGCAACCGATGTCACCGGGGTGTTGGCAGTGGATTGGGTGCAGGCTGGCAGCGTTGCTGCGCTCGCAGCCTTGACATCAATCCTGATGTCCATTATTGCCACCGGCGTGGGCGATAAGGACACCGCAACATTTCGCAAGTGAGAGGAACATCATGGCAAAGTTAGTGGCAGGCGGCGTTACTTTACGCGATCAACTCAATGCACGATTCCCCGACCGTGACAAACAATCTGATGGTTGGATTGGCGATTCTGCCCATGCAGCTCGCGGAACTCTCTCGGATCACAATTCTGACAAAAACGGTTGGGTTCACGCCATTGACATTGATGAAAACTTTGGCCACGGCAAATGGCGCAATGGACGCAACGCGCAGGCGCTGGCCAATCAACTGTTGACCTATGCTCGATCAGGGTTACCTGGGTCAAGTCGGGTCAAGTATGTTATCTACGAAAACGCCATCGCCTCTGCCACGCACAAGGCGACATGGTTTAGGTGGCGCAAAGGCAACTGGGGACACACTGCGCACATCCATGTGTCATTCAATACGAGCGCGCAAAAGGATGGCCAAGAGTGGCCGCTGCCGATCCTTGGCAAGACACTCAAACAACGGCGCGCATGGGCTGCGGCATTGGCAGGCAAGTGAGCCTGTCCAAAGACCTTGAATCTGCCGCAATCAAACCAACGCGGTGTGTGACATGTAAGGCGTTGGCAACATTGCCACCGGCAGACCGTGAAGCATTACAAGCGGCGATTCATAACGATGCCATAAGTGTTCGCCTAGTCGTTGAAGTGTGCGCAAAGAATGGGGTCACGGTGTCCACAAATACTGTTTTCGCACATAGACATAAACGCTGCCCAAGGCCATGACCCTAGCCGAGGCGTTCGCGGGTATGAGCCACACGCCGAGAGTGTTGACTTTAGACATTGAGACCTCACCAGCATTGGCCTATGTGTGGGGATTATTTGACCAGAACGTGTCGGTGTCGCAAATCGTTGCGCCCTCGCGCATGTTGTGTTTCGCCAGCAAGTGGCTTGGTGATAAGCGCACCACCTGTGTCTCAGAGTTTCACGATGGCAAGAAAGTCATGGTGCAGACGGCGTGGGACATGCTCAACGATGCCGACATCTGTGTCGGTTATAACCATGTCAATTTTGACATGAAACATTTGAACAGGGAGTTCATGCTGGCAGGGTTAGTGCCGCCGTCACCAGTCCTACACATTGACCTGCTCACTGTTATGCGCCGCAACTTCAAAATGATGTCCAACAAGCTCGGCTACGTCACTGACGCCGTTGGCCTTGACACCAAGTTAGACACTGGCGGCCAAGCCTTGTGGAATAGTGTCATGCAAAACGACCCGAAAGCCTGGGACAAGTTCCGGCGCTATAATATCCAAGACGTCGTGATCACGGAACAATTGTTCACATTGTTAGCGCCGTGGATTAAGTCACCGCACGCAGGTTTGTGGACAGGTGACATGTCTAGTTGCTACGCCTGCGCCTCGGTCAACCTCGTTGCCCACGGTGTTACTAGGTCAAAGTCTGCGGCGTGGCCGTTGACCCAATGCGCTGACTGCGGCGCGTGGAATAAAGTATTGAAGTCTGGCGACACAAGGCCGGCATGACAGCACCGCCGGTGCTTCCCTTTTCGCCGGCGGTGTTGTGTGTTGACTATATCTCGCCAGTCTCCACAAGGTCAATGGGTGCGGTGCGGCGTTTGTCGTCCATGCCCTTGACGATGCGCGCCACCGTCAACCGGTGCAGTTTGACCGCCTCAGAAATCTGACGTTGACTCATGCCGTTATTGTGCGCCACGCGAACATGGGCGGCCAGTTCGTTGAACCGTTGCCGTTCATTATGTTGTGCGATTTTGTAGGCGTTGCCGATTGCTTGGAGTGCGAGCTTGTCGCCGATGTTGGTCATGGTGTTTCGCCTATCCAATCGGTCAGCACAACGTAACCGCCATCCTCTGCCAAGTCCCACAAGAGTTCATGGCCAAAACCGTGCGCGGTCAAATAGGACGTGAACAGAATGTAAGCGGCGGCGCCGGATTCCATCCAATGAATGTGACCCCAATGATATGAAGGTGCTTCGTTTTGGTTCTTGAGCAATTCAAACCTTCCATCTTGGCTGGCCCATTGGTTGCCCCACGCCATTGATGTAACTGTTAAACGCTCCGCATCATCTGATGTCATCTCAATAACTATGGCGCTCATGCCGTCACCGCCACAGCTTCATCGCGTGTTGCGTACTGCGCAACAAACACGTCATCAATGTCGAACACAAACCACGCGCCTGCGATCTCACGGATGGTGTTGCCCTCTGGCGTGAAGGCGAACATGCCACCGTCAATTGACTTGACCCAGTGGAGTTGAGTTGTGCTCATGCTGTCACCCCTAGTTCCTTGAGTGCGGAAAAGATGACATCCTCATACGTGCGTGTCGTGTCTGCTGTTTCGCACCATGCAAGTGTGGCGGCGTCAACCTCTGGGTAACGTGTCTCAAGTGCGTTGATGATTGCAAAGCGCGCCATGCGCTCCTCTGTTGTAAGTGTGCGACCAAGGCCGGCCAAGATGGCCAGCGAATCTGCCAACACTGTGGTGGTTTGCTTGGCGGCGTGTGCTTCGAGTGCGTTCATTGTGTTCCCCTTTGTTAGTGGTTGTGCTTACAAATAGAACATTAGCAGACATGGAACACAATGCGACACCAACACCCCTATCGTTACCAAACTGTTATGAAAGGGCATCCTGTGCGCGATATCTACGACCAAGCCCGACACCTCACCAGCACGGACAGGCAAGCCCAGTATGGCGCGCCAGAGGACAATCTAGGGCGCATAGGGGCGCTTTGGTCGGTGTATGTGGGAAAACCCCTAGGCGCCCACGATGTCGCCGTTATGATGGCTCTAGTCAAGATTGGCCGCATAGCCTCAGGCGTGACCGTGCCCGATAACTATATTGACGCCGTGGCATATATGGGTCTAGCCGACCAGTTGCGCACATGAAGGTCACCGTGACCGTGGGAGACATCGTGATCAAAACCCAGGGTGTCGAGATCAATGTTAGACAGGTCAAAGAGTTGACCCGCCTTGCCGCATCCATTGCCCTAGCATTGCCTGCGCCAGCACCCGACCGCGAACCTGAACCGCCACAAACTCCCATTGGATTTAGTGCCCATGTTGAACGAGCACCCGAGCTGCCAACCGAGGATTGGTTTACTGACGATGATGAATAGATAAGCCTCCGGTACCTCTCGCCGGTGACGCAACGCCCCCCGTTTGACCCACAAGGTCGGCGGGGGGCGTTTTGCGTTTTGGGCGTGTCGGCATTGACAGGGTGCAACTTGTTGGTGTAGTCATGCACCTAACGAAAACGAAAGGGGACACAATGTCCGAGTTCATTGGAACAATGTTGTTAGTTGGGATCATCGGAGCTGGCACCTATTACCTCGCTTACTCCATGCGCAGCGCCGATGTCAGATACTGGGCGCAGCGTGCAATGCGTGCGGAAAAGATAGCGGACGATATGGGTCGGTCAGCGATGGAGAACTATGTTGACCTTGCCATTGCCGAACTCAAGGCAGGCAAGTGATCATGGCAACCGTGGCGTTGGCTGCGGTGCTGGCAATGCCAGCAACAGTGCCCGACATTCTCATTGCACCAGTTGCGATTGGCAAAAAGGTGCATGACGGGTCAAGTCTGTACATTGGCAAACACTACGTTGCCAAACATGAACGGGTGCGGCGTTGTATTCGTGGGCGGGAATCGCACCATCACTACCACGCCGTCAGCGCCTCAGGCACTTACCGTGGCGCGTATCAGTTCAGTCCTGCGTTGCGAACTGGTGCAGCGTGGATGATCCAAAAAGACCTGCGCAAAACAATGCACAAGTCCATTGCCCAGAACATTGGCAGCACGTTGCGCAAAACGCCAATGAATAAGTGGCATCCGTTTTGGCAGGACTATGCCTTTTGGATTGTGTGGGACAAAGGAAACGGCAAACAACATTGGGCGCACCAAGTGCCTGGGACAGGATGTTTCTGATGCAACCTAATGAACAACTTGTACAGCGGTGCATGATGCAAGCGGAGTTGGAAGGCTTACAAGGCAACGCCCATCTTGCAGAATTACTGCAACAATGTGTGCTGGCGCTGTGTGAGACACCACAACCATGACCAACCCATCAAAGAACAAAGGCACCGCCGCTGAGACTGCCGTGGTCAAGTTTGCGTGGTCACAAGGTTTCACCGATGCCGAACGTATCGCCCTTGCTGGCGCCAATGACCAAGGTGACGTGGTGTTAATGCGTGATCCAAAGATCATTCTGGAAGTTAAGGCAGGCAAGGCCGCGCAAACGGCATCACTAGGTCAGATCTCCAAATGGCTAGACGAGACCCGAACTGAGCGCGACAACGCCAAGGCGGTGCATGGTTTTCTCGTTGTGCAGCGTCAAGGGTTTGGCAACGGTCGAGTTGAATCGTGGGAGTGTTGGACACTCTCAGATGATCACGGCGCCTTTGTTGACTGTGATGAATCGTTCACCACGGTCATGGTGTCATTGGGCAATATGTTTGATGCAATCAAGGCGCGCTATGTCTGAGGTCAAATACCCCAAGACAGATATGACTGGCGAATATTGGCGCCGAGAATCATTGTGCCAATGGGAAGACCCTGCAATCTTTTTCCCATCAAGCAAATACACAGACGATTACAAAACCGCCGTGGCCATCTGTCAGAGGTGCCCAGTACGGTCACAATGTTTACAACACGCCCTTGACAATCACGAAATGCTAGGTGTTTGGGGCGGCCATTTATTTACGTCAGAGAGGTACAAAAAATGAATGAAATCGAATTAGATGCGCTGGCCAATTGGGTCATTCATCTGAAGCAATTGAAACAAGACCGCGCCGAGATCGATGAACAGATTGAAGTGGCTGAGGGTCACATCAAAGACGCCCTCGGTGAAGTTGAGGTTGGCACCATCAATGGCGAACCGGTGGTGCGTTGGACGTATGTCACCAGCAACCGATTTGACCAAAAGGCTGCCAAAGCGCTGTTGACCGATGCCCAGGTTGACGCCTGCACAAATCCATCGGTGTCGCGCCGGTTCACCATTGTGGAAGGCTAGACCGTGGGCGCGTTCAAAGACCTCACCTGCGAGGACTTGCCGCCGTTTGATGTTGCTCGCACGTTGATCAATCACGTCAAAGAGTATGCAACATGGTCGCCGAGGTCACAACAAACCATGATTGGCGCGTCAGAGATTGGCACGCCATGTTCACGGCGGTTGGCGTACAAGCTGCTGGACGTTGATCCGGTCAACACCGACACCGACTCATGGCCTGCGATTGTTGGCACTTCTGTGCATTACTACCTCGAGCGGGCGTTCAAGAAAAACCCCGACTACATGACAGAGGTCAAGGTCATGCTAGAACCGTGGACGAAAGGCACCGCCGACTTGGTTCACCTACCGTCCAAGACCGTGATTGACCACAAGGTTGTCGGCGCCACGGCGCTCAAGACGTACAAGACCAAGGGCATGTCGGCGCAGTATCGGGTGCAACTCAACGCCTACGCCCTGGGTCTGCGCCTGATGGACATTGAGATTGAGAACATTGCCGTGATGTTCTGGTCACGTTCAGGCATGATGCGTGACGCCTTTTCCATAACCGAGCCTTATGACGAGGCCCTAGTTGACCAATCTTTGGCGCGATTTGATGCCATCAAAGCAATGACGGCAATGGGAACGGTGGCGCTGCCGTTGATCCCGACCACGCCAACACATTGCATGTATTGCCCATACTTCTTTCCGCTGTCATCTGATGCCACGGAAAGTTGCAACGGTGTCAAAACCGTTGACCCAACCCAACCCACCGAATGAGAGGAACACCATGTCAGTTTGGGACGATCCCGAAATGCGCATTGCAAGTGATTACGTGTCATTTAACGAGGTCGGCGATACCGTCACCGGCGTTGTCACCGGTGTCTATGCACACCGATTTGATGACGGCAAGGTTGTACCAAAGATCATGCTCGACACCGCCGAGGGTGAAGTTGCCCTGACCGCTGGACAGGTGCGGCTCAAGGCCGAGCTGTCAGAGAAGCGGCCAGAGGTTGGCGACACCTTGACGGTGACAATGACCGAGGTGGAAAAACGTGCCGGCGGCAAGACGTTGAAGCACTTTGATGTCAACGTGGTCAAAAGTGGCACGCCTGCGCCTGCCACCGCAGCGCCGTCATTGACGCCAGAACAGGTTCAGGCAATGGAACTGTTGAAGGCGTCAGGCCTGAGCGCATAACACAGACGGCGGCGGTGTCGTGTATGAGCCGGCACCGCCGCTTTGTCACCAGCGTACGGTTTTCCCTACGGTTATATCTGTACGGATATGCATGCAAAATGAACGGCAGACGTTGCTTTTACATGGTTGACCACGAATGAAGGGGAACTGAAATTTAATGAATGTTGCCATAAACTTATTTGATGTTTTTGACGGTCACGATTACGCGCCAGTTCGTGACATGGTAGTTGGCCCAGCATCGCGGTCGGATGTCAACGAGTTTGCACAACGGTGGCACTACACCGCAACAGGCGGCAACATGACATGGAATTATGGATTGTGGGATGGCTATTCATTGGTGGGCGTTGTCTCATACAACTTGCCAACCATGCCGGCCTGCAGCGCATTTTTTGGACAAGAACGCTGGGAGTGGGTTGTCCATATGGGCAGGTTAGTTTGTGCTGAGGACGCACCTAGAAATGTTGAGTCAAAATTGATTAGTGGTTCGTTTTCTTTATTGAAAAAAGACAGACCAGAGGCAAGGTCGGTGGTGACTTACGCGGCAACAGGTCAAGGGCACATTGGTTATGTTTACCAAGCGACCAACGCATTGTATTGTGGAACAACTGAGGGCAGTCATTACTATATTGATTTGCAAGGCCGCAGACGTGCGCCGAAACAAGGCACGAATCTTTCAATGGACAAGGCAAAGGCCAGAGGTTGGACTGTACATCACGAAACCGGAAAACATCGTTATGTATATTTACTTGGTTCAAAAACTGAACGCAAAGAAGCTTTGAAACTTTTGAAGTTTCCAATCTTGCCATATCCAAAACCAGAAATAGTCACAACCAAAGGGGAATGATGCAACAACTGAACACCGCGCCGAATGACCTTGAGGCCAGCGCCATGCACCTTGCTGACCTTGGTATCAGCGTGATACCACTGTGGTGGCCTGATGGCGGTGTGTGTGCGTGTCCTAGCGGCGCCGAGTGCGCTAGTCCTGCCAAACATCCCATTGCCAAGCTGGTGCCCAATGGTCTAACCAATGCCAGCACCAACGCCGCCACGATCACCGCATGGTGGCAGCGATACCCCAACGCCAACATCGGCTTGGTCACCGGCGGGGAAATTGATGTCATTGACGTTGACGGCGCCATCCCTGCATACCAGGCACTGATTGAGGAGATGGGCGCGCCTGAACACGTTGCCACGGTGTTGACAGGTCGCGGTGATGGCGGGCTGCACATCTACTGCACGCCGGGCGGCAACAAGACCATCCCCAACGGCAAACACGGGCTACCGAACAAGATCGAAGTGAAAGGCGCCGGCGGTTACGTTGTGGCGCCTCCTAGTCGGCATGTCTCTGGCGGCACCTACACCTACCTAACAGAGATCACGGGCACGATTCACGGCAAGAAACCGCTGGCAACATGGTTGGCGGAGTTGGACACCGAGCCTGCGCCGGTGGTGCCGATACGCCCAACGATGACCATGCCATCAATGCCAGCAAGTGGCGACAATGTAACCAAGTACCGTAATGCAGTAATTCAGTCAGCCTGTGACGCGATTGCTCACGCTGGTGAAGGTGGCCGTTGGATGGCCTTGGCAACAGAGGCGGTGCCAAAGATTGCCAGGGGCATCGCCGGTGGCCTCATTGCCCACGATGTCGGCACCTACGCCCTTGAGGGTGCAGCGCGGCAGGCTGGCCTTGAGGCTAGTGAAGTGGCGCGGATACCGGAAATGATTGACCTGATGTTGGCGCAAGGCATCAAACAACCAATTATGCCCCCACAAGACACCAACGCCCTTGCTGATGCGTGGTTGGCTCAACTCCCAAAAGATGACGCCGCCGAGCTGCCGGCGGATTACGTGGAAGCAATTACCCAACGCACAACATGGTGGCCGATTGACCTTGACCCTGTCCTGCGTGGAGAGGTCACCGAACACGCGCCAGAGTTCCTGACCTTCACCGATGGGCAGCCCCTGTTTTATGCCGGCAAAGTCAACGGCATCATCGGGGAGTCAGAGTCAGGCAAGACATGGCTGGCACTAGAGGCGGTAACGCAAGCCCTAGCACGCGGGCAGCGTGTTCTCTACATGGACTTTGAGGACACCGCCCCAGGTATTGTCAGCAGGCTCAAGAGTCTAGGCGTCACCGACTTCACAAACCTTGCCTACATGTCACCCGATGAAGGCTTTGGCACAAGGGCGAAACTTGACCTAGCCGAGACCTTGCACACCATTGCCCCTGACCTTGCCATCTTGGATGGATTCAACGCCGCCATGAACGTCCTTGGCCTAGACATTAACTCCAATAATGACGCCACCACCTTTGCTCAGTTGCTACTGAAGCCCGTTGCCGCCACCGGCGTGTGCCTTATATATGTGGATCACGTCCCCAAATCCAAAGATGCCAGGGGCAAAGGCGGCATCGGCGCCCAAGCCAAACGCGCCATGACCACAGGTTGTACCTTGGCGGTGACCGTCCTTGACCCCTTTGGCCGTGGCAATGTCGGCAGGTTGGCGGTCAGTGTGGACAAGGATAGGGCCGGTCATGTGCGCGGATATTGCAATGATGCCCGCAACCTTGGCGCCGTGACCCTAACCAGCGACAAGGTCACCGGTGACATCACTGTGGACTTTGACCCATTTGATGCCAAGGCGGTCAAGGAATCCACCGCCATGAATCACCGGGACGCCGTGCTGGGTGTTTTGGGTGAATCTGGGGTGGCAATGAGTCAAAAGGATGTGGTCGAATTGTTGCGCAATCGGGGTCACAAGATTGGCACCGACTACCAGAAACCCACATTTGAAGGGCTGGCATTTGACGGTCTCATTGTCAAGGTTGAGGGCAAATGGCAGCTGCATGAAAACGACTTTTTTGGGGCTGATTTGGATGACTAACAGAATTCCGCGATTCCGTTTTCGATTCCGTTTTTGCGGAATTCCGGAATCGGCGATGGCCCTGATGGATTCCGCACCGCCCCCCCTTAGGGGGCAAGCGGAATTCGGAATCGGGGTTTTCCGATTTTGTCGAGCGTTTCCGATTTTGGACTTGCCAGCGGAATTTGGGGTGATGAAGTGACCAACCCACCGACCTACCGCCGACCTACCAAACCGGCGCCAAAGCCATGCCCTGACTGTGGCAGGAAAGTGCTCGCTGGATTGGATAGCAGGGTGGCGGCGTTGCCGGTCATCATTGATGCCGAGGTGCTGACCCGAGAAGGTGAACTGGTCAACATTGTCAACAGCGTCAAAATGTACGCCACCAACCCGCAAGGTGAGATTCTTCGGCGAACCGCTGGCGAGGTGTTGCACCAGGTTGCCATGTTGGACATCCACCGCGCCCATGACTGCGAGCAACCTACGCCGCCGGGGTTTATCAAATCGTTACCAATCAAACCGACCGCCAACGCCAGTGAGGAAGTGCCGTTTTGATCAATAACCTTGGTGAGTGCCTGATCTGTCACCGATCCACCGAAACCATGGCCTGCGAGCGTTGTGAGTCCAATATGCGCCAACAACTCACAGACATGCCGAAATACGCCGAATTAGCGTCACAGAGGCTACAACCTAGGCAAGGTGGTAGCCGAGGTACCGAACGGGGGTTTGGCCTGTCTATGGCCGCTTTAGAAGCCTCCTGTGGCTATAACGCCACCGCCGTGCTCGAGAACTGGGTGCGAGACTGGCGCGAGACCTACGACCTAGTCCCTTATGGCGTGGCCACCGAGGCCGTGCCAACGGTTCACCTACTCGCACACATCTGCCAATTTCTTGACAACTGGCTACACCAAGCCTGCGCCAACCATGTTGCCATTGACCTATTCGCTGGGGAGCTGCGCCAACAATGGGCCGCCATGAGAGAAGGCGCCAACGAGACCCCGCCGAACTCCTGGGTCATTCCGTGCCCCGCCGACATTGACACCGCCGATGGCATCGCCACCTGCGGCAAGGCCATCAAAATCACTGACGTGGAGATGGAAGCGTTGGTGAACTGTCCCGCGTGCAAAACACATTGGAGAGTTGGCCGGTTGCTGTACGTTGGCGCCGCCACCGCCAACGGCGGAATCTATGTTGACGCCGAGGCCGCCAGCGAATACCTGGGTGTTACTGAACGCACCCTGCGCCAATGGGCCAAGGCTGGCAAGATCAGGCGCGAACGTGGGCGTTATGACATCACTGGGCTGACGGCGTGAGCACATTGTGAGTACAACAGACCAGCGACTTGTGACGGCGTTCTGTCCACTGTGCAATGCCGTGTTGCCGATTGTGACCGTCACCTTCACCATCAAGGGGCGCTGGCACAAGAAAGTCACGATGGAATTGGACGGAGATGCGACTGATTATGTCGCACACCTGTGGTCACACCAGCAAGGTATGACCGACCCCCCCTAGACAAAATCGTGACCCTTCCGTTATAGTCTGCTATGTTGCAACACTCGCAACTTTCAAGACTCTGACCACTGAGTTGGTCACACTTCATTAGACTTTGGCGCCGCCGGTTTGTTCCCCTTACTGGTGGCGCCGAACCACATTATGGAACAGGCAATGGACACACTGGCAGACATAGATGAAGCATTGACATATCTGAACCAAGTGCCGGTTGACGACCGTGGCGCAGCTTGGCGCGCATACCTTGACGCCGTATTGGATCAACGCAAAGAACTGGAGAATCATGGCTGACATCACCCGCGCCGACATTGAGGGCGCAATCAACGGGGTCACTGGCGCCCCAACCTGCGGCATCGTGCATGACGTGACGCCTTCACTGGTCAATGCCATTGATGAACTGATCAACGGCAAGCCTGTGGTTGAGCAGCGTGTCATCAAGCCTGCCGAGACTCGCAAGGCCGACACCGCCGCTGAGTAGTGATCTTAGGTGTGCAACGTCCATGCCTTGACTGTGGACGACTGACCGCAACAAAGAACAGATGCGAACCGTGTCAGGTTGGCTATCTCAGACGCCTAGATGCGAACAGAGACCAGAGCAAACGGCAACACTATTCAGGCGACTACCGCAAGCGCGCCAAGGCTGTCAGGGATGCTGCCACACACTGTTGGATATGTGGTGAACCTGCGCGACTCAACGACCCTTGGCAAGCCGACCATGTGGTCGCTGGCGCGATTGATTCGCCGTTATTGCCTGCACATCGGAGTTGCAATATCCGCAAGGGCGGGGGAGTTTAACCCCGGAGGGGGGTCTAACTGGCGTCAGCGCAACCGCCGACAC